CCACAGGCTTTTCGGTGATGGGAGAACTGGTCGGCTGCGCCATTGCAGCATCCCTTGCCACGCGGTCTTCCTCAATGGCGATCTGGTGTGCCATCGCGTCTACGTCGGCGAGCATTTTGTCATAGGTAGCGTTGTCTTCTGCAGACAGGACGCCGTCCTTGGCGCGAGTGTCGAGGAACGCCTTTGCCGCGTCCCACGCCTTTGCGCGTTTTTCACGCATTTCGAGTACCTTTTTCATAATCAAATACCTCCGTTAAATGTATTTACGGGCTTGCAGTTTCTGCATAGCCTCGGTGATGGAAACGCCAGCAGGCGCATCCGACTTCTTCGGCTCCGCCTTGGGAGCCGCTTTGTGCGTGAGCTTGTTCATGAGCGAGTTGGTAACAGCCCTGCGGCTGAAAGCAAAAACGATATCTTCGGAGTGGTCGCGTTTCGCGTCCTCCAAGATGCCGTCCGCAAAGCCGAGCTCCACGGCTTTATTGGCGTTCATATAGGTTTCGCCGTCCATGAGATGGGAGATTTTTGCCCGCGATTGACCAGTCTTAATTTCATAGGCGTTGATGATGCTTTCCTTGACCTCGTCCAGCATGGCGATGGCCTTTTGCATCTCCTCAGTATCGCCAATTGCGACAGTCAGCGGATTGTGAATCATCATGAGGCTGGTCGGTGCCATGAGCACCTTTGTACCCGCCATTGCGATGACGGATGCCGCCGAAGCCGCAATGCCATCAATCTTCACGGTGACATCGTGCGGGTAATCCATGAGCATAGCGTATATCTGCGATGCCGCCACGCAGTCACCGCCGGGAGAGTTGATCCAAACGACAATGTCGCCGTCGCCGGAAACAAGCTCGTCCTTGAACATTCGCGGTGTGATTTCATTATCCCACCAGCTTTCGTCCGCAATGGTGCCATCGAGGAACAGGGTGCGGACGCCCGTTTCCTCGTCGTTGTCCCAGTTCCAGAAGTGCGTTTTGTCACGCGCCTTTGCGGGACGACTTTTTGTTTTGTCCATCTGAGGTTTCCTCCGTTTCTGAAGTTGTATTTGCAAACGCACCAGCGTCCTCCAGCTTTGTCATCGCGCCGTTGATGAGATAAAGGTCGCCGCCGAGGTCGGCAGGGATTCGGTCGAGGTTTTCAAGCTCTCGTATGTCATTTGCCGACATCCAGCCGTTTTGTCGAGCGGTCGCGTAGCCTGTCATGCGCGATGCATAGTCGCCGCGAAGCAGTCCGTCTACATTAAATTTGGTGAATACTGTGCGTTTTTCGCTGTCGAGCAAGAGCGCCTTGTTCATTGCCTGTTCCCAGCGGATTACCCACGGGTCGAGGGTGTACTTCACAAATTCCAGCGACTGCTGCTCAATATTTGAAAAGCTCGACTTTTCGAGGTCAGCCAGCATATGCGGCGGCACCCGGAAAATTCGAGCGATTTCGTTGATTTGGAACTTGCGCGTTTCGAGAAACTGCGCCTGCTCCGGCGATATGGCGATGGGCGTGTACTTGAGCCCTTCCTCCAATACCGCAATTTTATTGCTGTTACCACTGCCGCCGAAGGTAGACTGCCAGCTTTCACGGATGCGTTCCGGGTCCTTGATGGTGCCAGGATGCTCCAAAACGCCGGAAGGAGCAGCGCCGTTTGCAAAAAACTTAGCGCCATATTCCTCGGCGGCCATCGCCAGCCCGACCGCGTTCTTTGCCATCGCAATCGGCGAGTAGCCGACCAGTCCGTCATAGCCAAGCCCCAGCACATGGAGAATGTCAGACGGGGCGAAGATGATATCTGCCTGTTTGTTTTTGCCGACCTCCGGCGCGTCGTCGCTGTTTTTGCGGTAGCGGTAATACAGTCGCCCCTGAGAATCTCTGTCCACGGTGACCCTGTCCGGCATCAACGGATAGAGCGCCACCACCTCGCCACGGGCGTTTCGGATAATTTGTGCGTAGGCATTACCCGTGAGAAGCAGGTGGTTCATCATGGTTTCCCGAAAGACAAACGAAGTCATTTCAGGATTCGGTTCGTCGTGCAGGACCCGCCACAGCGGATGGTCGAGGCACTTTTCCTTGCTGCCGTCCTCACTGTATTTATACAAAAACAGCGGCAAACCCGCGATTGCTTCCGAGAGAATGCGAACACAGGAATAAACCGCTGTCATTTGCATGGCGGTCTTTTCGTTCACCACCTTGCCCGAAGTTGTGCCGCCCCACAAAAAGCTGTTGCCTCCGAGGTTTTTAGGCTTATCCCGGGGCTTGAAAATACCTTGTAGTATGCCCATAGGCGTTTGCCTCCTTACCAAATGAGCAAGCCGCGTTTGTCGTAAACGCTCTCGCCCGTATCGTTGCCGCACCGGATCGCACGGTCAAGTGCCATAATGGTGGCGACCGCGCCGTCGATTTTCTCGGTGGATTTTTCCTTGTCCGCCTTGATGTTTCCGGCAGGATCGGTGCGGATGTAAATGTTGTCCATCATCCAGCGCAGGATCGGATTGCCGCCGTGCGCCAGCTTTTCTTCCAGTGTCAGCTTCATCAGTTCCTTCGTGGGCGGGGACATATCCTTAAAGCCCTGACCGAAGGGCACGACCGTGAAGCCCATGCCCTCAAGGTTCTGCACCATCTGCACCGCGCCCCATCGGTCGAAAGCGATCTCGCGGATGTTGTACTTCTCACCGAGCTGCTCTATGAACTGCTCGATGAAGCCGTAGTGGACGACATTGCCCTCGGTGGTTTGAAGGACGCCCTGCCGCTGCCAGAGGTCGTAATTGACATGATCCCGGCGCACACGCAGGTCGATGTTATCCTCTGGTATCCAGAAGAACGGTAAAATGCTGTATTTGTCGTCCTCATCGCCTGGTGGAAACACCAGCACGAAAGCCGTGATGTCTGTGGAGGATGAAAGATCAAGCCCGCCGTAGCAGACGCGGCCTTCGAGTGCGTCGGGATTTACCGCAAACGCGCATTTATCCCATTTGTCCATTGGCATCCAACGCACCGCCTGCTTGACCCATTGGTTGAGCCGAAGCTGCCGGAAACTGTTCTCCTCGCCGGGATTCTGCCGCGCCGATTCAAACGCCGCCTTGACCTTATCCATGCCGACTGTTATGCCCAAGCTGGGATTGGCTTTTTTCCACACCTTCGGGTCGGTCCAATCATCTTCCTGCGCCGCACCATATATAACCGGGTAGAAGGTTGCGTCGTGCTTGCGTCCGTCGATGATGTCCAGCGCCTTTTGATGCACCTCCCAGCAGATGCTGTTCTGGTTATCTCCTGCGGTGGTGATGAGAAAATACAGCGGCTGCATTCTCGCATCGCCGCTGCCCTTTGTCATGACGTCAAACAGCTTCCGGTTGGGCTGGGTGTGCAGCTCGTCGAATACCACGCCGTGTGTGTTGAAGCCGTGCTTGTTTCCCACATCGGCGGACAGCACCTGATAGATGCTGCCGGTAGGCTGGTAGATGAGCCGCTTGGTGGCGTCCAGAATTTTCACCCGTTTGGAGAGCGCCGGGCAGTACCGCACCATGTCAGCCGCCACATTGAAAACAATGGATGCCTGATTGCGGTCGGCAGCGCAGCCGTAGACCTCGGCGCGTTCCTCACCGTCGCCGCAGGTGAGCAACAGAGCGATGGCTGCTGCCAACTCACTCTTGCCCATCTTTTTTGGGATCTCCACATAGGCAGTGTTGAACTGTCGGTAGCCGTTTGGCTTCAATGTTCCGAAAAGGTCTCGAATGATCTGCTCCTGCCAGTCAATGAGCTCGAAGGGCTTTCCTGCCCAGGTGCCTTTGGTATGGCAGAGCGATTCGATGAACGACACGGCATAGTCGGCGGCGGCCTTGTCATAGGTCGAATCGTGCGCTTTGAAGCGTGTCTGTTTGTACTTCTTCAGTTTTCGCAATGGTCGCCGCCTCCTTTCGGGCATAAAAATAGACACCCTCCGGTGCCTTCATAATCTATCTGTACGAGATACAGCCCCACACAGGGCTGACCTCGACTATTGTATTTAGTGCGGGTTAGTGGTTTTCACCTTGAAGCAGTATCTCCAGAGCGAGCTGCGTATCAGGGTCGGCAGGCTCGATATCCCAACCTCTGTCATAGTTGCATACGATGGTGCCGTTCCGTTTGAGCGTCAGCTTGCTGATTCGCCCGCCCTCAATGCCGAACTGCGAACCCTCGTCGTACTGCTTC